ATTAATTTAGAAGATGGAACATACGAACCTATTGAAAAAGAGGAAGATAAGAAATAATGTCTTCAGTTATTAGAAAGATAAGTATTGGTTCTGACTACAAAACTGATGCTATGCACTACTCGATAGGGCAGTCAGTATATGGTGGTCATACTATATCACATATACTTTCTGATAAAGAAGACAAGTCTTATAATATTTTTATCAAAAAACAAGACGAGGTATTGCCGTGGAAGAAGTTTAATTCTAACATGGCTATATCCGTTGAGTATGATTTAGAATATTAGTGAATAGCTTATTTGATTTTATCGTTGAGCCAGTAGGCCAGCGATATTCTAATGATGTAAAAGTAGGTGACAAAAGCCTTATAATTAACACTAAGATTGAAAGTTTTAAATCTGTTAATAATATTGCTAAAGTTATTTCTGTTCCTAAAGCTTTTAAAACGCCTATTAAAAAAGGTGATTTAATTATGATACATCATAATGTCTTTAGAAGATTTTATGATATGAAAGGTAGGGAGAAAAACAGTAAGTCTTATTTTAAAGACAATATGTATTTTGTTCAACTTGACCAGGTTTATTTATATAAACCTAAAGACAAATGGTTAGCTCTTGGAGATAGATGTTTTCTAGCTCCTATAAAAGATTTTAACGAGATAGACACAGGTTTAGAACAAAGACTCATTGGTATAGTCAAATATGGAAACAGCTCGTTAGAAGCGTTAGGAATCAACGAAGAAGATTTAGTTGGTTTTAAACCTTTTGGAGAGTTTGAGTTTATTGTCGAAGGCAAGAGACTTTATTGTATGAAATCTAATGATATTGTAATTAAATATGAACGTCAAGGAAACGAAAAAGAACATAATCCTAGCTGGGCACAAAGCAGTTGAGGAGCTTATCAAGGTGGCTAAAGAGGCTATTGTAGATTCTGCTGACGATATATCTGCTGATAAATTAAAAAATGCTGCTGCAACAAAGAAACTAGCTATATTTGATGCTTTTGAAATACTTAACCGTATTAAAGAAGAAGAAGATATGTTAAATGAAAAACCAAAAGAAGAAGTAAAGACTAAAGCTTTTGGCGGTTTTGCAGAAAGAAGATCTAAGTAATGTATAAGCAAACTTTATATAAAGTAATTGATCACATAAAACCACATGTAATAAGTAGATTAAACAAATCTAAGAAGTGGGAATACGGTTATAACAAAGAATATGATATGATTGTTATATCTAAGACAGGTCAGATAGGTGAAGTATACGAAATACAAAATTTAAAAATAGCATTACCAAAAGAAAAAAATGTTAATAAGGATTACGACAAATGGCAAGTACATGAGTATCCTAAAACATTAAAAAAGATTAAAACAATATTTGACTGGAAACAGTATCCAGATGATTTTAAAGAAAAATGGTATGAGTATATTGATAGAGAGTTTGCTAGGCGTCACGAAGGCTATTGGTTCACTAATCAAGGTAAAGCTACTTATATTACTGGTACTCATTATATGTACCTGCAGTGGTCCAAGATTGATGTTGGGCAAGCAGACTTTCGAGAAGCAAACAGATTATTCTTTATATTCTGGGAAGCTTGTAAAGCAGATAAACGATGTTACGGAATGTGCTACCTCAAAAACAGACGGTCTGGTTTTTCATTCATGGCATCTGGCGAAACAGTCAACCTTGCCACTATCTCTAGTGATGCTAGATACGGTGTCTTATCAAAGTCTGGGTCTGATGCAAAGAAAATGTTTACCGATAAAATTGTACCCATCTCCGTTAACTACCCGTTTTTCTTCAAGCCAATTCAAGACGGTATGGATCGACCAAAAACAGAACTTGCATACAGAGTTCCCGCTAGTAGATTTACAAGACGTAAACTAGATAGTAACGAAAAACTAGAAGAACTTGAAGGGTTAGATACAACTATTGACTGGAAAAATACAGGAGACAACAGTTATGATGGTGAAAAATTAAAGCTACTAGTACACGATGAAAGTGGTAAGTGGGAAAAGCCTGACAATATATTAAATAACTGGAGAGTTACAAAAACTTGTTTACGATTAGGTTCTAGGATTATAGGTAAATGTATGATGGGATCAACGAGCAATGCTCTTGACAAAGGCGGTAGAAACTATAAAAAAATATATGATGATTCAAACGTTACCAGAAGAAACCGCAATGGGCAGACTAGCTCGGGATTATATAGCTTGTTCATTCCTATGGAATGGAACTACGAAGGATACATTGATTCTTATGGGATACCTGTCTTCGAGACACCCACGGAAAAAAAAGAAGGACCTGATGGCTTCCCGATTGATATAGGTGTAATTGAGCATTGGGATAATGAAGTAGATGGCCTTAAGGATGATCCTGATGCACTTAATGAATTATATAGACAGTTTCCACGTACAGAAAAGCATGCGTTCAGAGATGAGACAAAAGCTTCTTTGTTTAATCTAACTAAAATTTATGAACAAATAGATTTTAATGAAGATTTAAAACACTCTGCTGTATTAACACAGGGTAATTTTCAGTGGGAAAGTGGGATTAAAGATACAAGAGTAGAGTTTACTCCTAGCAAACAAGGTAGGTTTATGATCTCTTGGTTTCCTGATAGTGATCAACAGAATAGACACATAATAAAAAATGGTGTCAAGTATCCTGCTAATCAACACATGGGTGCTTTTGGTTGTGACAGTTATGATATATCAGGAACAGTAGATGGTAGAGGATCAAAAGGATCTTTACACGGTTTAACTAAGTTTACAATGGATGATTGTCCAGCTAACTTGTTTTTTTTAGAATATATAGCTAGACCTCAAACGGCAGACATATTTTTTGAAGATGTGCTTATGGCATTACATTTTTATGGCATGCCAATACTAGCAGAGAATAATAAACCTAGATTATTATATTATTTAAAGCGTAGAGGTTATAGACAATACTCTATGAATAGGCCTGATAAAACAATGTATAAATTATCTGTAGCTGAAAAAGAAATAGGTGGCATACCTAATTCAAGTGAAGATGTTAAACAAGCTCATGCCGCTGCAATAGAATCTTATATAAATAGTTTTGTGGGTTATAACAACGAGCAATACGGTACAATGTATTTTCAACGTACACTAGAAGACTGGGCTGCTTTTGATATAAATAATAGAACTAAACATGATGCATCAATAAGTTCTGGCTTAGCTATCATGGCTTGCAATAAAAATAAATATAGACCAACAATTGAAGTTATTAAAGAAAAAGTTTCGTTAAACTTTAGTAAATATAACAACGATGGTAATAATTCAAAAATTATAATAGATGATTAATACGAGTACTAATAGTTCGTTTCCTAATCAGGTGGTACCTGAGGCAGAAAAGCGAAGCTGGGAATATGGCTTACTTGTTGCGCGTGCAATTGAATATGAATGGTTTAGAGGTGGTAGAGTTAATAACAGTCGTTGGAATAGTGGTTATCAAAATTTTAATAGACTAAGACTTTATGCTAGAGGTGAACAACCTATACAAAAATACAAAGATGAATTATCTATTAACGGTGATTTATCTTACTTAAATTTAGACTGGAAGCCAGTACCTATTATACCTAAGTTTGTAGATATAGTTGTTAATGGTATTGCATCTAAAAATTATGATATAAAAGCTTACGCACAAGATCCGTTTTCACAAAAGCAAAGAACTAATTATGCTAACGGTGTTATGAAAGATATGATGGCTAAGCCATTGATAGACAGCATAGAACAAAACTTAGGTGCTACATTATATAATTCTTTAGACCCTGAAAATTTACCTGGATCAAAAGAAGAACTAGAAGTACACATGCAACTTAGCTATAAGCAGTCTGTAGAGATTGCTGAGGAAGAAGTTATAAACAATATATTAGATTTTAATAAATATCATTTAACTAACAAAAGGTTAACAGAAGATATAGTTACTATAGGTATTGGTGCTTGCAAAACAACATTTAATAAAGCTGAAGGTGTTACTATAGAATATGTTAACCCTGCTAATTTAGTTTATTCGTTTACAAATGATCCTAATTTTCAAGACATATATTATGTTGGTGAAATTAAGACCATGACAATACCAGATCTTAAAAAACAATTTCCTGATTTAGGCGAAGAGCAATTAGAAAAAATAGCTAAATATCCTGGAAGAGAAGGTTATATGAGAGGGCCAAATAATAACAATGATTTAGTTCAGGTTTTATTTTTTGAATACAAAACTTATATTGATCAGGTATTTAAAATTAAAAGAACTGATACAGGTTTAGAAAAAGCTTTAGAAAAACCGGACTTTTTTGCACCACCACCAAGTGATAACTTTGATAGGGTATCAAGAAGTATAGAAGTATTATTTACAGGTGCTAAAGTAATGGGTGTAGACGAAATGCTTAAATGGGAAATGTCAGAAAACATGACAAGACCTAACAGTGATTTAACTAAGGTTAATATGAATTACTGTATTGTTGCTCCACATATGTATCAAGGACGTATTGATTCATTAGTAAATCGTATAACAAGTTTTGCTGACATGATTCAATTAACATCGTTAAAATTACAACAAGTAATTGCAAGGATGGTTCCAGATGGTGTATTTGTAGATGTTGATGGTTTAGCAGAAGTTGATTTAGGTAACGGAACTAATTATAATCCGCAAGAAGCTTTAAACATGTATTTCCAAACTGGTAGTATTGTTGGTAGAAGTTTAACACAAGACGGAGATCCTAACAGAGGTAAAGTACCTATACAAGAATTACAAACATCAAGTGCAAACGGCAAAATACAATCATTAATTAATACTTATCAGTATTATTTACAGATGATAAGAGATGTAACAGGTCTTAATGAAGCTAGAGATGGTAGCTTACCTGATAAAAGTACATTAGTAGGGTTACAGAAACTAGCCGCTAATGCATCCAATACTGCAACTAGACACATATTAGATGCTAGCTTATATCTAACTCTTAGAACGTGTGAAAACGTTTCACTTAGAGTAGCTGATATGATTGATTTCGATCTTACAAATGCTGCTTTAGTTAAAAGTTTAGGTAAATTTAATGCTGCTACGCTACAAGAAATAGATACATTACATTTATATGACTTTGGTGTTTACTTAGACTTAGAACCTGAAGAAGAAGAAAAAGCTATGTTAGAGCAAAATATACAAATGGCTCTTCAACAACAACAAATATTTTTAGAAGATGCTATTGATATTAGAGAGATTAAAAATCTAACACTAGCTAATCAAGT